AAAAGTCTTTGTCAGTAAGTTCTTCTCTTTTATTAAAGTCTGCGAGCTAACTCCCATAATATCCCCTTATAATATATTATGCAATTACTGGATCACCGTGTGAAGCGATGATATTCCATTTTGCATTTTTAAATAAACATGTAACCGTTTCGCCTTCAGCGTTCAATGTAATTGTAGTTCCACCTCTAAAGTTAGTTGGTGTAATTACAACATTGTTTGTGCCTGATGTTGAAACATTGATAAAAGTCTTAATTTGTCCATCACTACCATCTGCAAGTGAAATATTACCTACTGCACTTGTAGCGTCCACTTCCGTAACTGCACTAGTCACATCTGCTACTTGTGATGAAGCGTCAGCAGTAATTGCTTGTGAAGCCTGTGCTAATCCTAGGAAACTAGGAACATTGTTAAACACATTTTCTGCTGATATTTTTTTATTGATAGGTGTCCCTGCTGGGTCATCTACTACATGAAACAAGTCAGCTGCTGCTAACGAGTCTCCTAAATCGGTCAATGCCGTGATTTTCTTGTCTGCCATTTTCTTCTCCTGTTAACCCTTTCGGGAATGCTACTCTAGGTATTTGCCTAGATCAAATTATTCATATAGTATATAGGGGCAAATTAACGCCCCTATATGTATTCGTTATTACGATCCTACCGTGATTGTTCCTGCCGCTGAACCAACAGCTGCTGTAATAGTTAAGACTGCGTTTCCGCCGCCTACTGCATCCACGATTGTTGCACCATTCAAGTTAATTGATTGAGCTGCAACAGAAATTACATCACTCGCATTTACATTTGCGTTTGTTGCTGTTCCTGAGAATTGTAATGAGTCTCTTGTTCCTGCACCACCATCCATAGTTAGTGTAATAGAGGACGCACCCCCACCACCTGCTTGGCTGTTAGAAACATACATTAAAGGTGATCCACCTGCAATTGTAACCTGTTCATTGAAGTGAACAAATACTTTGATTGTTGATCCACCAGCACCTGAAATAGTTTGACCTACATCAAATGATACAGCGTCAATTGTTGCTTGACCTAATGCTGTTGCTAATCCGCCAAGAGCGACTAATACTTCTGGAGTTGCATTTGCGTTACCATTTCCTGACGCAACCGTGCCCGCTTCTTGGACCCAACCTAGATTATTTGCATATACTTCTCTTTTTTGAGCAGTAGTCAAATTCTTTGGTTTCGATTCATCAGAGGTATTTTTTCCCCATAATGCCATAGTTCTTCTCCTTATTAATAAGTTATTAAAAACTCTATTGTTGTTATATAACTATACTATTTATAAGATTAGAAGCCTAGTCTTTTTAATTGTGAGATTGTTTTAGATGTGTTTGTATGATGTATTCCCTGACCGCCGTTTGCTATAAACTCTCTTACATTCTTCTCATAATCATCAATTAGTATAGATGGTTTGCCTCTTTTGGCAAACAATTTTTTCTCTTTTCTTCTAACTAGATTTATCTTTGATCTGTTAGATAGACCTGTATTCTTTCTTAACCAGGCAGTCTTACCAGGTATGCAATTAGGGTCAAATGACTCTTCTACATATGCACTTAATATATGTGGGTCATGTTTTGATATATACGACCATAATTGTCTGCCACCAGGCATCCAAGGTAATGTTGACCAGAAATCTTTTTTTGCTTTGATAAGCGACCACTTTTCTTTAGATGATGGTATATTCATCCATTTGTTGATAGACATGCCAGTTGTTCTAACTGCAGCTGTTTTAAAATCTGCAAGAACACCATCCATGTCGCAATAAATGATCGCCATGTGATTGTCCTTAAATAGGTCTTGCTTGTGGTTCTAGTTCTACAACACCAGCGTCTTTGCCAGTTGCTGTCTTTCCTTTATCACCTAGTTTGATAGTTCTAGTTTCTGATCTTAAAGTTTTAAAAGGTTTCTTTTGATCTGTCTTTTTCATAGCAGCGTCTTTCTTATCTTGGTTAATCTTCTCACCATGATCGTCCTGATTTACCATTTCTTTAACAGCCTTCTCTAAATCTTTTGCTTGACCAGCATGAGCGTCACTTGCTTTTTTAAGTTTACCAATAATCTTTTGCACTTTAGGTTCGTCTTCTTTACCTAAATCTTCTTTCATTGCTTTAGATATTGCCGCTCTTCTTTTATGTAAATACTTGTCTGTCGAGTCAGTATCACCATCGTTGTCTATATCTTTGTCTTTCCTATCATCAAACTTTTTCTTTACAGCAACAGGATTTACTTTGTCTAAACCTTCACTTACTACTTTAGCAGCTGCGTCTGCAAGTGATCCTGGTTTAGTTTCAAAGTATTTCTTCTCTACTGAAAGTTTTACATTTGGTGTATAAGAAGCACTTATTGTAGATTGTTCTTTTGCGATAGTGTTTATCTTATCTTCAACAGAACCTTTTTTACTTTCTAAATATTTTTTGTTCATTACTTCTTACTCCCTCTTACTTTCTTAGCCAGATCCTTATCTGCGCCACCCCATGTGCCACTAGATTTAGTGACGAAACTATTTACACGAGCCATTGCCCATTGTTGTGGTGTAGTGCCTGGTCTATGACCGCCTTTCCATGCAGCCATTCCTCTGTTATATACTTGTTTTAAAATTGAATAAGGCATACCTGTTTTCTCTGCTTTGTTTTTTATAGCAGCAATTTTTTCATATAGTGCTTTTGCAGGATGCTCTTTCTTTCTCTTTTGTTCTTTAATTGATCCATCTTCATTTTTAGATTCTCCAAATCGTTCTTTGCTATTGCTATAGGTGTTTTATTTTTAGGGTCGCCTACATCTAAATCCCTTAACTTGTTATTAAGTCTTTTTTCACTATCTCTCATCTTGTTCATTCTTTCACTATCTGTCATCTGCTCTGACATTTTTAGACTATATGTTTTTTGACTACCAGCATGTTTCATGTCGCCAACTTTTCTTCTACTTGCAACACTTCTTGCCATATTAGATACAAAGTTAATGTTTGCTTGTGCAAGTTGCATTAGTGTATCCGTTGAGTATTTGTCTAAAAAATTCTTTAATGTCTTTACTTTTTCAGGCGACATAAGTTTTATATCTTTCCAAGAGTCTCTTAACTTATTAATATTTGCAGGACTCATTGCTTCTTTGATACCTTCTTTTTTCTTTACCATATTAGTTGCCGTAGCATATCTAACTGCGTCACCTTTTTTATCGCCGTATCTATCTTTGAAATCTTGTTTAGGTAATTCATCTGCCATCTTATGCACTTTTTTAATTTGACCTTTTGTAAGATCAGCTTCAGTAGTCATAATTGCTTTACCACCTTTTGCAATTACAGACTTAACAAATTTCTCTGCCTCTGCTTTATCCTGATAAAATGCATTTGCAATCTTGCCACCTTTTGAATATGAAAACTTAACTGAATATCTTAAATTTTCTGCGACAGCTTCTTTAAACTTGCCTCTTAAAATATCTTTTGTAATTTCAATCTCTTTGACGCCATCTCTTTTTAATTGTGCCATTTTATCTCTGGCCTTTTGTGCGTCTTTATATGGTATTGCAAATCTCTTTTTGTTTAACGGATCTCTATATCTAACGGTATGCGATAATGCAAACTCCATTAAATCTTCTTGTTGCCATGTTGCTCTGTATTTGTAAGTCATTAGTTATTTACCTTTGCCCCAGCACGCCATTGGTAACATGACCAATATCTTGCTTTTGTTTTAGGACCTGGGTTATCACAATTGTGCCTTGCCCTAAATGATTTTCTTCTTGCAGGATCATCTCTCTTAATACTTAATCCTGTTGTATCACCAAATGATACTTTCTTTACCTTATCGCCATCTTTTACATATACATAAAACTTTTTAGAACCACCTCTAATTGGGTCGTTTAGTTTTACTTTTTTACCTTGATATTCGGCTTCTGTAATTGTTGATGGTAATATGCCCCATTCATTTACCTCTTCAGCAAATTCTTTAAAAGACATTTTAAAGCCTTCAGAACCACCTAGTTCTTTTCTCATCTCTGCTTTAGATTTTCTGTATTTTCTTTCAAATTCTTCAGCGTCTAATCCACCTTTTTCTTTACTCATAAGGTCGATTGCGATCTCTTTCATTCTGCCTTCTTGCATATTACTATTTGTATCAATGACTTTTGAAAACATCTTTTCATATGTTTCCTCGATTTTAGATTGCCATTGTTCTCCGTATCTTTCCTTATATTTATTAATAGTTTCTTCTTTAGTTGCCCACTCCTCTATGTCTTTAAGTTCTACTTTTTCCTTCTTACTCATATCTACCTCTTTAT